TTTATAGCCAGTTCGTAGATGAAGCTACCAGGATATTAAAAAAATCAGTGTTGGATAGGGGGAGGGTCTAATATGGAAACATTTGAACTGTGCAGAAAGCTACATGAGCTAAAACCTGATTGGCAAGGCATTACTGGCTGCAAGCATCTCATCAAGTTCAAAGCTCCTAAATCACATATTTATCCTGAGGATGTAAATCGACCCTGCTACGATTGGGCACCAGAATACACACTGGAATATTTATTGGATAAGTTGCCAAAAACTATTGACGGTGGCTCTGATGATGGCATACTAACATTGGCTACTGACGAAATTGAGTACGAAGAACATAATTGGGGGTGGGGCTGGAGAGCGTCTTATGATACAGTTGGTGGTCGTTTAGCAGATGATTTAGTTCATGAGGCAAAAAACCCGCTACACGCTGTATTAAAACTAGCCATAGCAGTGGCAGAATTGGAAAGGAGGGGAATTATAAAATGAAAATCATAGCAGAAAATCCAGCTGAAGAAGCTCTACTGTGGCGCATTAAAGCACTGAGCGATGAGGTAGTACGTCAAGACAACCGATACACTAGTATGCCGGTGTGGACGATCCTAGATAATAATAAAGCTGGCAAAGATTATGGCGCGGTCATGTACTTTACTGGCAAAGCCGCTGAGCGGCACATCGAGGAGAACGATCATCATTACGATAATCCAACGACATGCATTCGTAGCGCTCACGACAACCGAGAACTGAAAGATGTTATTCATTTACTCATTTTAGCTGGTGGTAACGAAATACCAAGTAACCATTATGGGGTTTTGAAAGATGCGTGAAATAAAGTTTAGAGCCTGGGATATTGATAATAAAACCTGGACATTTGTTACTCTCGGCGATTTGGTCTGTGGAGCATGCACAAACGATGGGGACAAGCCATTAAGTGGAAGCGTGCAGATTTGGGAGCCGCGCACAGGACTAAAAGATAAAAATGACAACGAAATATTCGTTAATGACATCATTGAGATGCACTATTTTGAACAATATGCTGGTCCCGGTGAAGTCGAGAAAACTGTTGTGGGAGTGGTTGGTAAAGATTCTATGGGTTCTTTCACTCGGGTTGGGGATAAAAAATATTATTGGCTTCACTACCTGGAAGACGCTGAATACTATGGAGATGCCGAATACAATGAAGAGCTTGAATTATTAGGGAATATCCACGAAAACCCTGAATTATTGGAGGAGAAATGAGACGGGCATTATCTGATAAAGAATTAGAAACGCTTGTTCACGGTTATTTTAGACATGTCGCCTATTGCCAAATGGCAGCCAACGAAAGAATCAGGGAGTTCTATCAGCTAGATAATGACGCATCGATTGACGTTGGCGGTCTTGTAAAGAGCTTGGTGGGGCTTATAAAGGAAGAAAAGGAAAAATCCAAAATCGAAGCCCTAGAAGATGCTCTAGAATTTATGGGACAATTCCCAGACTTTAATTTAGCTAATATGTATGAATATATTAAAGACAAGGGAAGGGAGAATATAGAAAATGGCATACAGAATTGAAATAACACAAACTAGAAAAGCTTATCTATACGCAGGCACTTCGAACAAATTTGAAGCTTTAGATTTTGCCTGCAGATTCATGCGAGACATCGAAAACCTCAACCAACTTGATTTTAAGTCTACAAAATATGAGGTTGGAGATGCTGTAAAATGTGCAGTAAAAGAAGATGGAGACGGGTCGATTGAGATTGTTGAAGAGGAGGAGTATGGAAAGATTAATCAATAGAGGTCGCTCAAAGTCGCACATAGACAATTCAATAGTCTGTAACAAATGTCATAAGCGGATAAAATACGACCGCTACTATGGCTATAGTCACTATTGCAGTGGACGCGTAAAAGATATTCATAGAGCTGCACATAAAAGATTGTGCTCTATAAACTCTCTTCGAAATCGTGATGCTCAAATTTTTGGAATGCGTGATATTGCCAACGATTTAAATTCTGCGAGCGTAGTGTACAATCCAGAAACCGATAAACGAATAAGAAAGGAAATTGAAATGAATAATCGCAAAAGAGAACAAGTTAAGCAATTAGTAATGGCAATTGACTATGCGAAAAAAAAGAATATTGTATCTCGAGAGGCTCAAACGGAATGACGATTACGTTATTGTTATAGAACATAGGCCAAACGATAGACCGCCTGAAATAATCAAAAATGGGTATGAAATCATAAACCAAATCATTCATAATTATAGACAAAGCCTTGAAAAATACAACAAAGAACTGGATGAGTTGCTCGCTCCAGAGACTACAGGAAGCGAGCAATATGTGCCGCCCAAGGATAAGATATATCCTTGGTGGAAGAATAGCTGAGTATTTGTGTTATAATATAAGCACAGTATGTGAGTTGAGAGAACGCAACTCGGAAGTTAAACGTTCTTATGTTTTTTGAAAATGAGGTGGATATGGATAAAAAGCCGAGAAAACTAAATCCAAGGCAAGAAAGATTCTGTCAACTCTATGCGAGCGATAGAGAGTTTTTTGGTAATGGTGTTCAAAGTTATATAGAAGCGTATAGCCCTGATCAATCAAAGCCAAATTGGTATAATGTTGCACGTTCAAGAGCTTCAGAATTATTGACAAATCCCAACATTTTAAACAGGATAGATGAATTATTTGAAGCTGGCGGTTTGAATGATCAATTCGTTGATAAGCAAATGGAGAAGCTTATCACGCAGGACGCAGACTTCAAGGCTAAGATGTCAGCGATTCGTGAGTACAATAAACTCAAACAGCGGATAACAGAAAAGAAAGAATTACACGTTAAACTACCAAAGCCGATTCTTGGTGATTTGGTGGAGGGCGAACAATAACATGTTCGTCTTGACCAACTCAACAAAAAGACTAGCGAAAATGAGCAAGCGTATTCGTGGAGTCTGCGGTGGAACCTCTGCTGGCAAAACCATATCAATTCTTCAAATCCTTATCAGTAAGGCCCAGAAAGACAAAAGGCCAACATTGACAAGCATCATCTCTGAATCATTTCCTCACCTTAAAAAAGGTGCTATGCGTGATTTTAAAAATATTATGCAGGAGCATGGCTATTGGAAGGAGTCAGCCTGGAATGCTACAGACTCTATTTATACATTCGAGACAGGTTCTAAAATAGAGTTTTTTAGTGCTGACCAACCAAGCAAGGTACGCGGCCCGCGTCGGGACAGGCTGTTCATCAATGAATGTAATAACGTTGCTTATGAAGCGTATGATCAGTTAGAGGTCCGAACCAATCTTGAGGTTTGGCTGGACTGGAATCCAACTTATGAGTTCTGGTTCTATACTGAAGTTCTAGAAAAGCGAGACGATGTAGATTTTATTACGTTGACCTATAAAGACAACGAAGGACTGCCGGAGAGTATCGTTCAAACCATAGAGGCTCGAAAAGGAAATAAACAGTGGTGGAAGGTTTACGGTGAAGGAAAACTAGGTGAAGTTGAAGGAAAAATTTATAAGGGCTGGAAGATTATTGATGAAGTTCCGCATGAGGCAAGGCTAGAGGGCTATGGATTAGATTTTGGGTACTCTAACGACCCAACAGCGATAGTGGGGGTCTACTACTATAACGGAGGTTATATTTTGGATGAAGTTCTCTATCGAAAAGGCATGAGCAATCAGCAGATAGCAACGTTTATGAACAATCAGATTTTTGGGATTATTGTTGCTGATTCTGCTGAGCCTAAATCTATTGATGAATTACGGCTTTACGGTTTGTCAGTCGCACCGGCAAAGAAGGGTCCTGGATCTATCTTACAATCCATAAATTATGTTCAAGAACAGAGCATATCCGTCACTAAAAGCAGTATTAATTTGATTAAAGAATACCGAAGTTATTTATGGCAAACAGACAAAGACGGCAAAATTATAAACGTTCCAGAGGGAGGTTTTGATCATGCCCTAGACGCCGCGAGATATAAATTGTCGAGTGTTTTAAAGCCAAAATATGAGCAGGTGCCAACAACTCAAACGTCAGGAGATCTAGCACAATTATGGAGTTAAGATTTGGTGAGGTTAAAAACAAATACGTTACAGATGGCGTAGAAGTGGAAGAGACCAGGAAGATAAGGGATTATATGACTGCTCAAAGCATCCGTTCATTTACGATTCCTGTGAAAGTTAGTAGCTTTGATGAAGTACGACAGGAATTTGATGATCTCATAAAACAGGCAGAAAATGGTGAGTGTCTAGATATATCATTGAACGTCAGAATTGATAGAAACACAGGACTGCCGCAAATGGTAAAGAAGACTATTCTGGATAAAAGTTCAAGGTTGTAGACACTAAAAAATAAATATGATATTATAGACGCGTAACAAGCTACTGGGAAAGCCCAGCGTGATGATTACATAGCAGTAATTTTTACGTTGGGAGTAATCAGTGGCTTTTTCTTATGTCGATGAAAAAAATATCGGCGACGCATATGAGGATAGTAAGAAAAAATACGCTTCAGCATTAGCGAATGTTGATGAATACGAGCGTATTGCTCTTAATAAGCCTAAAAATAATTTACCATCGGGCTTCCCAGACATGACAGATGGTACAACCGCTAGTTATGTTCAGTCACGTCCTAAAAGTACAATCCAGCAAATCCCAACAGGTCTGGTGACGAGTTTAGATAAAGATAAAGATTTGGCCGGTATTGCTAACTTAGTTCTCACAGAAGACATTATTCCAAACGCAAACACAACTGGTAGTGTTTTACAGAAGTCCTGGGGAGCGTTGAGTAAATCCATGACGTATGGAGCTCAGCCTGCATACTGCTTCTATGCACAACATGGAGATTATTTTGGTGCAGACTTCAAATTACCATACATAAAAGACGTTATCTTAGAATCTGGAAAAGTCTACGACAAAGACTGTAACGTTATTTTCTTACGGTCGTGGTATCAGCCAAATGATATTAAGTACCTAATTTACCGCGAAAAACAATTAAACAAACAGGGAATAAAGAGTGGTTGGCGTCTAGATAAGCTGGTCAATCTACAGGCTAAAGAGAAGGATAATGAAAGCAAAACTCCTGCTGAACGTGCTTTAGGGCTTGAAATGGGTGGTATTGAAATTATCTTTGCCTTTCAGAAGGGGAAGGATGCGTTATTTTACGGATATAGTCCAGACAACAAAGAGGTTGTTTACTCAACTGTCAATCCT